CCTGTCATTATGATATAGTGGATTGGCTGCTTCCAGACTGGATCTTTTCAACTGATGAAATGAAATTTATTAATTGTGAAAAAAAAAACGACCAGATATTAAATTCGAAATTTATAGAACAGAAGATAAAAGAATCTGGAAGATGTTTGGTAAATATCATTATTTAAGTCAAGAACATAAAAAAAATGCTGTAGTATATGTCTGTTTTATTAATGATTGCTTAGGTGGGTTTTTGAGTGTTATCCATTTTCCGAATGAGCATATAAAAAATTTTAAAAGAGTACATCGATTAGTAATTTTACCGGAATATCAGGGACTCGGAATTGGAAAACTGTTACTTAATACTATAGCCAAAATTTATACCGATATGAATTTCGTTTTTACTATAATAACAAGTCATCCAAAATTAATAAAGTCTTTAAATATTGATCAGAAATGGGTAACAAAAAGACTAGGTAGAGCCGTATTTCATAATTCGCAATCAAAATTAAATAAGGATTTTAAAAAAACAAATAGTTCTGGCAGATTCACAGGAACTTTTGAATATCGGGGTGGATCATGAACATTTGCATTAGACTATGTTTTGCGTTGCTTATCGCAAACGGTCTCGCCACAGCTGAGCTCTCGGATAGTTGCCGTGAGTGGTGTATAAATTTTGTGATTTTACACGAGGGCGGCTATGTTCTTTACAAAGGCATAGATTACAACTATGGCCTGTCAGGTAAATATTATGGCAACGTCAGACACATCAGTCAGGATTCGGCCGTGTCAATATATAGACATATATGGCAGGAATCCAACGCGGGACAGATCGGTGACTCTTGCTTGGCCCTGGTCTATTTCGATTCCTATGTTCTTTTCAATCCTACCGCGGCCCGGGCCATGCTGGATAATTGTTACGATCCGCGTACATATCTATTAAAACGACTGACTTTGCAGATGAATAATCTGTCACAATGCCCGATCGATCAGCAAAGAAAACATCTAATAGCATGGAATAGACGCATAGTAGATCTTTTTAAACTTTGTCAATAAGGAGAATTTATGAAAAAAATAATGGCATTTTTACGGCGTTGTATATGCAATATCGAAGGTAAGGTTTCTTGGCGGCGACTAGGCCTTTTGCTGATCACCATATCAGGCGCGGTCCTGGCTGTCCAGGCATCGACGCCTGAACTGCACCTACCTTTACAATTAATAATAGGGGCCAAGGCCACGACAGCGTTGGGCATTTACTTTGGGTTGGCAGGACTCCAGGACGCGGCCGATCGAAAGAATGGAATAAAATAAATGGTGTCGAACGGATGAAACCATCATTATTAGAAATAGATGTTTTAATGGCAGGACTTTCCAGGAAATATCAAATCCTGGCCCGTCTGGCCCTATCGGATATATTGAATGGAATAACCGACAAAACGGATATCAGAGCAGTTGGAAAATTAGTAAAAGAAACATTTAGAAAATTTAATATTAACGAAGAATTACGGACAGCAATAACCAACGGACTAGCACCATCAATAATGGCAGGGGCAGGTGTGGAACTAGGAGAGACTGAACAGATAATGCTTAAAAAATGGTATCTGAAGAATGCTTATTCGATCGCAGGATCTGAATTCAGCCCGGCCATTCATAACCCCATGCATATAGGCGAAATAGAACGAACCATTAAGCAAAGCTTTCAGGCCAATTTATCTTGGAGACAAACAGCTGACGAATTAATGAAAACCAATATACGCGGCAATGTTGCCTTCGATGTATCGGATTTGCTCTCAGACAGCCGCAGAGCCTTTAGGCTGGCAGATAACAGCGAGGGCTATGCCGAGTATAGACGAGATCTGACCCGCGTCCAGAGCCGTATAAACGGCCTTAAGGATCCATCCACAAGCGAATTAAAGAATGCATATCAGAAAGTGGTGGATCTAACCAGAACATCATCCGAAGCGGAATGGGCCAGGGCGGCAAAATATGCGGTATATTTTAAGGCCAAGGCAAATGCCGAACGCGTGGCCCAGACAGAGTTCACGAAGGCTTATAAGCAAGGATTTATTTCCGCCGTTAACCACGACGAAGACGCAATCGGCTGGCGTTGGGTCCTGGCTGGAGATCATGAAAATGTTGATGAATGTGATATGTATGCCGAAGCGGATCTATATGGTATGGGCGAAGGAATATTTCCTCAGGATGTAGAACCGCCATTTACTCACGCGAATTGTTATTGTGATTGCGAAATAGTTTATAAAGGAGAAGCACCCGAAAATACTATTGATGATTTTGACCCGGAAGCAGGGCAGGAATATATCGATGGTCTGGATGAGGAAGATCAGAAGTCATTTTTAGGTGTACAGGGTTCCAGGGATTTTGAGGATAATCCTGGAAGTTGGCGGGATATTATTGATATGGAGGATCACCAGACGGCACAGCCGACGCCTGAAAGTCTTTTGAAGGAATAAATGGATATACACACGAAATATGAACTCCATCAGACAGTAAAAATTCGTTTCTTGACGGATGTAAATGATGGGATGGGTCGAAGTGGTGATATTTCTGCAACTATTTTAAAAGTGGAATTTTCAGGGTTTCTAATGTATTACATCAGTTATTGGTATTCTGGGGATTTAAGATACTGTTGGTGCTTCGAAGATGAAATAGGGGAATAAAGGAATCGTCAAATGTCAAATTGGCAAGTAATATCAAGATGCGAACGGTGCAATAATGCGCTGACATGCACTAAATTAAAATGGCCGTGTGATGATTATGTGCCAGCTATTGATGGCATATATATAGACGAAATAAGATACAAGGAAGGATATCAAGGAGATGATTATGGATCGTAAATTAGCGTTTGAGGAATGGTATCAAAAATATTGTGATGAAAGCGAACTCATTGAAGATAGAATTGTTGATATACGCGCCGCTTGGAATGCAGCCCTATTGGAAATGGCTAAAAAAACCATTCGGGCAAGACTTATGGGAGAACACAAAAAAATTTAAAAAGGAGTATTTATGATACAAAAATGCTCTAATACGGATTGCAATAACAAGACTTTAGATACAGAAGAATTCTGCTCTTTCGAATGCTGGGAAAAAGTTAATTGTCTTGAACCACCAAAGATAATAATTTTTGAAGATGAATTGTCAGGAGGTTTTTAAACCTTATGAGAACTTACTATGCAATGCGTTTAATAGATAATTCCGTCGAAGAACCATGTACGGCTCTATCTCAAGCAGCAGTGGAAGCTATTGAAGAAGAAGGTCTTCCGCTTAATTTTACAGGAACTCTGACCATCGAATTAATATGTAATTCTGGAGGCGTAAGGGATGTTTGGATCCAGAAAAGACAGCGTACAAAAAATAAATAGTGTTATTTATCGGATTTTATGTTATATTTAAGGTAAGAATAGAAAAAGTAGAGTCGCACCGTGCGGTGCGTGGATTGAAATAAATCAGGATCTTTTTAGGCCACGCGTGCTGTAGAACGCGAGCCTCCTTTAAAGCCCTGAGAAGTGTCAGTATCGTACACTTTTCGGGGCTTTTTTATTTTACGAAAAAATTGGCGTGCCCCTGGATAAAGGGATAAACATTAACTTTCAGGAGGTCTTATGTCTTTAAAATATGGTGGATCGGTTTTTTTCCCGTCAGAACATTCTGATTGGGCAATGCGTTTCGGTAAACCTGATACGGCTTATGGCTCTGGCCTAAATATCGGACAAGGGTATCAGGAAGATGGAGCCCCGGTAGGATTTTATTTTGACGACAAGGCAGGAGCCTTGACTCAGTGGGGCGAGGGCTTTACAGTCGGTAATGTGGTTACACGAAATACGACAGGCGCGGCCCAGACTGGCTGGCCTTATACCGCATTTTTTTACAATGATGTGGAAGCTGATGTAACCTCATCATCCAACAGCCATTGGCCGACACTCATGACCAATTTCTCAATCGGAACTGGTAAGGGAATGAACGGTTTCGGCCCAGAACTCGGCTGCAGTTCGCATCATGCTTCCGTTGATTGCAACGGAAAACTGGCATCCAAACAGAATCTGGCAGCTATTTCTTTCGGTGGAAACTGGCCTGGAACAATCGATGGTACAGTTGTGCCGATGCATATCCGTCCGACGAACCAAAACTGGACGGCCTTGATGAAAATATCCGGGAATAGTGGATGCTATTCTGACACATCAAATGGTTCGGGTGGCGGCGGGTATAAGTGGCTGAAGTATCTGATTGATAGTACAGTATATAAGGTTATGGCGCAGTGTTAATATCACAAGAATTACTTATAAAAAGACTCGGGGAGCTTCAAGGGTTTTTAAATGATGCCGCTGCCCGCAAAGCATTACTAGATGTAAATATACATCAGGTAGAAGGGGCAGTAATTGAAGTACAGACACTATTAAGAGTGATTAATTCGGCCGAAGCTCCCCCTGTTGGCGTTGTGAGAGAACCACCAAAAACTAATATGGTGGAACGAAGTGATGGAAAGCCAATTAATGAGTAAGGCATTGTAGTTCACGCATAATGCGTGGGTTGAAATACCAAGGAGAAATAATATGATAACTGTACAAAAAGGCGTCGCGGAACTAGCCCCACATCGAGGACATATTGACGGTACAAAGATTACTTTTGATGTCAACGGTCACTGTTCACCTATTGTATACAATAATCTGTCGTTGCAATCATGTATAGGTGCCAGATATAGGTCATCGCCTGGACAGGTCGGCGGACTTATGGCAGTTCATTTGGTCGACGATGATTCGACATCATGGTATTTAATGGATCTGACAGTCGATGGGACCAATCAGCATACGGTTTATGAAGCGGCAGAATTCGATTCGATCTGTGATCGATCGGGCAGTACCATTACATTTAACAGTAATTTAACGGTTTATCCTGGTCTTTATAAAAACGATTCGCGGGTAGGACAGCCTTAAGTAATGAAGATATTTAAAATATCGAAATGTTCTCAATGTCCGAAAAACATTAGTAGTGATAATCTGGCCAGGGCCATGGGCCGTTATCCTGAGTTAGCTAATAAAAGAATTTGCGAGTTGGCCAGTCAGTTTATTGGCAATTCGAATATTATTCAAGATTATTGTCCGTTATCAAATGAGGAAGAAACAGTATCTGAAATAAATAAGGTTGTTGCATCGAGTAATCAAAGCAGTTGTCCTGCAGTTCATCCTCGAAATGCTCTCAGCCGTTTCACTGCCCCAGAGGCAAAAATTTCTACTACCAGCCCGTAGAGGCTTTTTTAACCCGTAGAGGTTTTGCTTTACAAAAGTCCCAAAGAGGCAAAGGAGTTCCAAATGGCTATTGAAGATGTCCTGAAAAATTTAAAGCCCGAAGAGGCAAGGCAGATTCAAGATTGGCATGATGCCGATGTCGGTATCGAGAAAGAGCACGGCATTTCCGAGTATAAAAAAAGATCTTCGGAAGTAAATAAATATCTGGGTGAGAATAGAAAGTTGAAGGATTTCTTAAAAAGTAAATTGGAATATGACCCAGACGGGGATCTTGAACGGCAGTATGCCGAGGCCGAAGAGGAACTTAACCGGACGGAAAAACCGGGAACTAAAAAGACGGATCTGGAACAGGCCGTTAAAAAGTTGGAGCAGAAGATAGTAGCTATAAGCGCCGAAAAAGACGCGGCCGAGAAAAAGATCAAGGTGAATAAGATCACACAACTTTTATCGGATGGAATGAAAGATATACCTTCTGCACAATATGTCATTAAAGATTTTATCGGTTCAGGCAAAGTCGATTTGGATGAAGCAGGAGAGAATGTTTTGTTTAATGAAGCCGATGAAAAAATTGAAATGGCAAAAGGTCTGGAACAGTTTCGTAAGGCAAATGCCCATCTGGTTGTCATAAACCAGCAGCCTGGGGCGGGTTCAAATGCAGGCAGTCGCAATACTTTGGGCAGTAAACAAATGCATTACGATGAGTGGATGAAACTTAATGCAATACAACGCGCCGCTTTTATTACTGGCGGCGGAACAACCTACAATTCTTAAAAAGGAAAAATTTTTATGGCACAGAATGCAAACTTAATGACCTCCCTTCAACCGCTTCTGTTCTCTGCGGCACAGGTTGTGTCGGGTGAACCTGTCGGCTGTCTGGACGGTATTAACAAACAGTTTGATGATAAAGGCGTGGCAGTTGGTGACAAGGTTTTAGTGCCTGTTGCCCCGACGCGTGCGGTTGAAGATTTTGTTCCAGCTGCCTATGCACCGGCAGGCTTAGATTCAACGGCAGGGAACGTCGAAGTCACGATTACAGGAAACAAAATGGCGTCATGGCATTTGACAGGTGAACAGATTCGTTCGCTTGATAATGCCGATAGCAATAAAGAGTGGGTCAGACAGATGGTACTGCAAGGGATGCGTGCTCTGCGTAATGCTGCCGATGCTGATTGCGGCGTGGCCATTAAGCAAGGGGCTTGCAGAGCTCTTGGTACAGTAGGGGTAACGCCGTTTGCCGATGGCATGCAGGCGTGGACTGATGTCTGGGCCGAAGCGAAAAAGAACGGTGCTCCTTTCTCCGACATGCAGTTTGCAATGTCTATTCCAGCTTATCAGAATCTTCTAAAACTGGGAACAGTTCAGCAGGCTTATGTCGCAGGAAGTGACGATGAACGGCGTACAGGATTTATTAAGAATCAGTTCGGTTTTATGCCGAGACCTGACGCGTTTTTAGCCGCACATACGCCCGGAGGCGGAACCAGTTATGTAATTAATAGCGCTGGAGGCGTGACTGTTGGAGACTATACACTTACAGCAAAAACTGGAAACGGAACAATGCTGGCAGGTGATGTACTTTCAATTCAGTCGGACACGGCCAATAAATATGTCTGCAACACAGGACTCGCTGCTCCAGGAGCCTTTATTATTGGGCGGCCTGGTCTGCGCGTTGAGACCTCGGATAGCAAGACAATCACGATCGGCGCATCTTATATGCCTAACCTGGCCTTCGAAAGAAGTTCGGTTGTTGGTATTATGCGTCCACCGTTGGTCCCGCAGAACCCGACGATCACGCAAATGCCGATCAGTGACGCATTTGGGTTGACCTATTTACTTCTGGATATTGCCCAGTACGGTCAGCGGACATGGGAGCTGCACTTGGCGTGGGGCTTTAAAGCCGTTCAGCCAGAGCACATCTTTATTTTGATGGGCTAAAGTGTCGAGTTTTTAAAGTTTCTGATAGTCAAGGGTCAAAAGGCCCTTGACTTATCATTAAAACTTTTTCACAAAGGACACAAATGCCCGGAATAACTTTATCCTGCCACATTGATGCTCAAAAACTTTTCCAGGCTTTTGAACAAATACCTATTGTCGCCGCTCGAGAGCTCCGTATTGAAATGAAAGAAGCCCTTCGAACGGTTCAGACCGACGCACGCCTGCATCATGCATTTAATTCAGCATCGCATAATTTAGAACGATCGGTTAGTTATGAAGTGGAACCGTCAGGTTTAAGCGGCAAGGTTTATCTGGATCAGCAGATTGCACCATATGCGGCCGCGGTACACGACGGGGCCAGGGCCCATAGAATAGAACCAAAAAATAAAAAGGCATTACATTGGGTCAGTGGCGGGGAAGAATTTTTTTCATCTAATGGCGTTAATCATCCTGCAACGGCAGGGGATCCGTTTCTAGAACAGGCTTTTATCAGACAGACGCCTTATATAATTGCACGGTTGCGGGGCGCTGTCAGACGCATTTTCGAAATGGTGGGGTTATAATGACAACAGCAAAGGGCCTATATATTGCACCAGCAGATATAACCGATTCGATTGTCATGCAATTTTTGGCTAAAAATGATAGTCGTCTGCAGATATGGTTTGACTTGACCGATAGTGATTTAAAGTCAATTGCACAGGACCGAGGACTGGTCCCGACATCGATTACAATACCTTTGGCTCATGCAAAGGTAAAGGAATATGCCGTTTGTTATTTCTGTTATCTGGTTTTTCGGGATAATTTTGGTACCAATAATTTACAGGTAACATCTGAAGAAAAGCATAAATTGAAACTAGATTGGTATGCGGCTCAATGCCGTTTAATGCGTCCGACGCTGACACGGGAAATGTTTTTATGGCCTATGGATAGTATGTTCCCGGTTAATAAGGTTGGCGGCGGATTGGTCTGGAGAGGTTAATGGCTCGAATAAGCACAATAGCAGCAGAATTAAAAGCACGCATTCTCAACATGAGAATGTCAGACGGCTTTAATTTTGATTGGCTTGAATCAAATGAATTTGATAATGCCTTAGTACAGAATTGGCCCTGTCCGATTATCAGATATCAGACCGAAGCCACATCTGGATCGCGACAACTAGACTTATATGGCATGTCAAATGCTGAATTTACAATTGAAATACAGCCGAATTTAACGGCACCGAATGAATCAAATCCTATTTTAGCGGCCGATGCTTATTATGATCAATGTATTCAGGACCTTAGAAATTTATTTTTCGGCAATTTAGGTTATCTGAATTTGTCAAGTGAAGCGGTAATAACCTATAAGTCAAAAGAAGTGACCGATAATTTATCAGGAGATATAACCAGACCGGGAAAATTAATTACTCGATGGAATGTTTTTTATCATACTGGAGATGAAGTTAATATTCCAGGTGTGACAGGTATAACGCCTTCACCGCGATCGAGTGGCGCAACAGGACTTCAGGGCATAACAGGACTTCAAGGCGTGACAGGACTTCAAGGTGAAGCGGGATTTCAGGGTGAAACTGGATTTATCGGTGGAACAGGTATTAGAGGTGTGACAGGTCTTTTTGGATTTACTGGTCTAGCTTTAGGTTCAACAGGAATTCAGGGCATGACGGGCCTAATCGGTGGGACAGGAATTCATGGTGTGACAGGATTAATTGGCGGAACAGGTCTTCAGGGAATAACTGGATTTATTGGTGAAACAGGTATTAAAGGAGTGACAGGTTTACAAGGAGGAACAGGAATTCAAGGTGTGACGGGACTTATAGGCGTGACAGGATTGATTGGTGGGACGGGAATTCAGGGCGTGACTGGAATTACTCCCGTGACAGGTATTCAGGGTGTGACGGGGCTTGCTCTTGTTGGTGATACAGGCATTAAAGGAGTAACTGGTTTTCAAGGCATTACTGGAATTTCAGGAGGAACAGGTCTTCAGGGACTAACTGGATGTATTGGTG